CGCTTCCTCGGTGTCTCCTCATCCTCTGACTCGACAACCTTCTTGGAACGCCGCTTCCTCGGTGTCTCCTCTTCCTCTGATTCCACAACCTTCTTTGATTTCTTTCTGGGCGACTCCTCAAACTTCTTCTTAATATTCTTCTCCGCCACAGCTGCAGCCTTCCGCTTCGGCGGGCGCTCATCCTCTTCCTCCTCCTCCTCTTCCTTCACCTTGCGACTCTTCTTTTTAACAGGCGCCGACTCCGCACTCGATTCGGTCTGTCGCCAAGATGAAGAAAGCGTATCCGATTCGTCTGTCTCGTACTCAATCAGATCGCGAACATTCCCGTAGCTATCCACTGAGCTGTCATCGTCATGATCGGGACGGGAACGACGCTTCTGGGGTGGCGGCGAAGGCTTGGGAGCAGGCTTGTCGTTCTTACGACGTTGAGGCATTTCTACTAGGTGAATAATATTGATTGCATGGTCGACCGCGTCACCTTTGTTTGGTTCACCACATATGCGTCCAATAGGTCACAGCATACGCGGTCGGATAGAGTCGCATAGACTTTTGTGTTACTGCCTCATAGTCTTTATTCTGCAGTGCTTCTACTCTCTGCTTCTGATCAGAGATCCACGATATTGGGTATAAAATTTCTGGAGCAAGTAGTACCAATGTTGTGTCTGTAGAAGGAACTAAGTCTACATCCAAATTGGATAGAATAGAATCATATGTATCTTTATGTTTTGTTGACAATCTATTAACTGGGGAAAGGAACACATTACGATTTATTTCGGTAGGCCGTTTTGATTTCTTATTATATGCTTGTATCGCACCGAATAGCATGTTAGGCCCGGTCATCATCTCAACGGTCGCTTGATTCTTATTATATAGAAGCTGCTGAAATACGTAAATCCAAAATGGAGCCCGCGGTTTAGAAATCATAATTGCATTAGGAATAGAAGATTGGGGCTTTTTAGTTTTCATAGTTCCTAAGATAACAGCTGCATCTGCATTTGTGGCTAGTAGAGAATTGAAGGACTGCAAACATTCAAAGTCCATGTCGGCATAGATACCGCCATAATAGTACAAAAAGAAATAACGGACGGCATCCGCACGATTGATATTGTGTTTGTAGCCATCGTACGTAGAGAGGAACCAGGGAAATTTTTCGGCAATGAATGCACGATTATCGCTATCATCCCATAGAATATATTGGTAATCATAATTATGTTCTCGCCATGTCTGTGACCAATATCGAAAATTATCAGGAATATCTATGTGTGATTTCCATGTCTGAAAAATAACCTTAGGAAAACTGTCTGATTGCATATTCAGCGGTTCTCTGTATGACATTTGTACAGTATAGATAATAATATGCAATAAGTTGAACGAAATCATACATGAAACAGATCAGCAATATCCATGAGCGCAAACCGTGCCTTGTTGGTGAGACTTGGGCCCTTGACGCCCGCAGTCGTTACGCGTGCAAGCAGCGGTGCGACAACCGGGGTCAATACTGTCTTACAGCTCTTCATAAGCGATGTCAGACAATCGGCATATTCCTCACAGAGCAAACCCTTCTCCTCTGACGCCTTTGCCTGCATGAGACCGTCCAGAATAACGGTGCAAGTGCTGACCACGTCATCAACGGTGAGAGAGCCGCGACTAGCCACCTCGCCGATAAAGACAGCATAACCACGGCGGTAGCTGCGACGGGCACGGAGAGCCAGGAAAGCCTTGTACTCTGCCGCGGCGACATCAGGCTCCTCGGCTGCCTCAACGAAGACTGACATGAACTCACCGAAGATACGACGGAGCTCGATTGCAAGATGAGGGAAGCCGCCGGAGAGCTCCGTGATTAGGCGTGCATAGAGGGCGCAGAAGGGCTCCTCGGCGGCAGCCTTCTCGAATACGAGCGTGATAAAGTCGGTGAGGAAATCTGTCTCGCCGCTGTCGAGAAGCTGGGAGAGCCAGGCCTTGGTGGCGTCATATGTCATGGCGCTGAACTTATTCATCTTGTCGCGAATGCGGTCCATCATGCGCTCCTCAGTCGTCACGTCGGCACGGGCCTTGTTACCGAAGCGGGGAGCCAGTGCGCGATCAAGATAGGGTCGGCGTGGGACCTGTCCTTGTCCCTGGCCCTGGCCCTGACCTTGCCGCCCCTGGCGGAATCCCTGACCTTGTCCTTGGCGATAGTCTGTACGAGGAGCCTGCCGATAGTCCTGATTTGACCGCTGACCCCAACGACTGCCTGTCGCAGGGGCAGCAGGAGGAGATGCAGGAGCAGAGCGCCAATTAGTCGCAATGCGCGTACCAGTTACGTCATCTACCGGAACGCGCAGAGCCGCAATACGTGCCTTTACATCGTCGGGGCAGGACATAGAGCGCTGCATGAAACCGAGTGCCTCTGTGAGTGTTGCATCCATAAATGTGTCCGTCATCGAAGCCATCGTATTAATAATAGAGTGCGGCACCATCATTGTCAAGTTTTAGCACCCAATAACAAATGCTTGGGCAGAATGTTCTGCACGATCTCGACGCTGAGGCCCTCCTCAACTCCATGCCGACCATGACATCCGCCGGCAAGGATGCACTGCGCGCCAGATTATCCGCTCCCATCGCTGATCTTATCGAACTACAGAAACGGCAGGAACAGATCAGAGCGATCAAGGGACAATGTAAGAGTAAAGAGATAAAGGCCCAGATCATGGACCTCCGTAAGCAGCTCCGCGATACGGAAGAGGATGTGCGCTCTGTTGCCGCCGCCGCCGACGATACACGCCACGCCGAATACTACACACAGATTCTCTGGGATCCAAAGTCGTGGTTCGCCTGGCTCAACAAGTTCGGCTGGCTCAATGAGGCCATCGTATTCTTCCGCACTATCTTTCTACCCGGACTCTCCATTATTCTACCGATCTTTGTATTCCTCGCACCACTAATCTTCTATAATCTAGTGCTCAATGAGCCACTGACGGTCCAGGGCTACTTCAATCTCCTCCAGACATCGATTAAGAAGGCAATGCCGTCTGTACTCGGCAAGCCGCGTTTTGCGGGTACGGGTGGTGCACTGGAGATGGGCGAACAGTTCATGCACATAGGTGTCAGTGTGGCCATGTTCTGTGCCAGTATATGGAATCAGGTATCAGCGGCCTACAGCATGCGGGCGGTAGTCGATGACATGCGACGGCGATCAGATTCCGTCAAGGCCTTTTCGCGTGCAACGACGGAACTCGGCGCGGCCTTGGGTGTATCGGTACCGGTCATGGTATGGGCGCAAGATCAGCTTGGAATCTTTGGCGAGGCCTGGAATACGCCGGCACAACTGCTGATACTTCTGGAGACAGCCGGTCGTCTGGATATGCTGGCGGCGATTTCTCTGGCGGGGCGGACATGTTTTCCCAAGTTTAATGAAGGCGCAAGTCCCGCTGTATTGCAGCTTACAGATATTTTCCATCCTGGTGTTCCGACCAAGGAGCGGATCTATAACTCACTGACATTGGACTCCGATAACCACAAGAACCATGTTCTGCTCACGGGGCCGAATCGCGGCGGGAAATCCACGCTTCTCAAGTCGTTGGGTTGCGCTGTTCTGATGGCACAGACGGTAGGTGTCGTGTTTGCGCGTTCCGCAACTATGCCAGTCTTCGACAATATCATCACGGCTCTCGCGCCGCAGGACGTGATCGGTAAGCTCTCACTCTTCGAGGCCGAGATTGAATTCGCGAAGGATGTGAAGTCGCTCGTGACTAAAGGTGGCCGGACCTTTCTGATGATGGACGAAATATTCCACGGAACGAATGCACATGATGGCGTGGAGGCGTCACAGGTGTTCTTGGACGACTTGTATACGACCGCGGGTGCCCTGTTCAGCATAGTGAGTACGCATTATATGGACTTGCCGATACGTTACGCCGAAAAGGGGCTGACACAGAATATGTGTATGGATGCATCGCTGGATCCGAATGACCCGGATCGCCTGATCTACACCTACCAGCTGAAGGCGGGCGTGAATAAGTTCAGCTCTGTTCGTGAGATCTTGCGGGAACGTGGGCTACTTTCTATGTCTGAACCGCGGTCTTCTGCCGAAAAAAACAACGGGGGATGCCAGTAAAGTATGACGCCACCTTCTATGGAGTCGATATTTCTCATTTTGAGCGGTGCGATCCTCGCTGCGGGGGTGCTCTACTGGTTCTGGAGCCACATCCAGCTGACGCAGAAGAAGGTGCAGCTGCTGGAGAACGCAGTGTTTGAACTCCGTGGTATGCTCACATCTGCCCCTGGATCTTCTGTTTCTGCTTCTTCTACGCCTGAACCCGCGCCGGTAGGAGAAGAGCCCCAATACAAAGATCTACCCGATGATGATTGGGATACGCCTCAGCGCAGCACCAGCCTTGAGGAGCTTCAGGGATCCGATGACTTGCAGCCCGGCGGGCGGGCTGGAGGTGGCATGGAGGGGCCTTCCCTCGCAGTAAATGAGGTGAAGTCTGAGACGGAGTTCCGCGAGCTCTTTGTTCAGCAGCCCGTCTCCCCTCCGTCCAAGACGGATGCAAAGGCTTCTGCTGACGTAAAGGAGGTCAATGGTGAGGCTCGCCCTGAATCGCTCGAGGCCATGCCCGTGAAGGAGCTCCGCCGCCTCGCCGAGCAGCGCGGGCTCACCGGTGTATCTGAACTCAAGAAGAAGGAGCTGCTCTCGGCACTCCGTCAGCAGATTGCACCTACAGAGACCCAGGCGACACTCGACCTGACGGAGCCCGTTGTGGAGTCTGTTACGGAGCTTCAGGATGCGACGGTCTTAGAGTAAAGAAAACCGGTGGCAAGGAGTAAGGGATGTTAGCCAAGGCCAGAACACCGAATCCGCATTTTCCGGATTCTCCGTCACGCATGGCGGACGGTCGCCTCTTCACCGACTATCGTGGAAACTGCAAGATCGTGATGTCAGATTATGGCGGATCCTTCGAAGACAAACAGCGGCTCCAGCAGACGGGGGCCATGATGATGAATACGGATCGCTCTCTTACTGTGATGAAAGCGGGCTCTCTCAGCTGCGTAGACACGATGGTGCCTGAGGCGACCAAGCGGGTTGTGAGTTGGAACGGCGGCAAGACATTGATGGCGCATGCGGCGGGTATCGGTCAGGGACGCCTCTATCTGCCCGGCCGTACCGATCTAGTTACAGGTGACCCCGATGTGCTAGCAGCAGAGACGGCATTTGATTTCGGCACGTTTTCGGCGAATCCGAATATGTATATGGCTGGAAATGGTGCCGCTGCCGCTGCGGCGCAGGTGGCAGCCGCGACACCGGCGCGGCCGAATCGTTATTCGGTGCCATATGGGAATATCTAAGCGTATCGGCAGGTTTTTTAAACCACCAGATATGTGTAGAGGATAATGGGGATTCCACGACTAAGGCTGTCACCGAAATCACAGCACGGTGGTATGCCTGCAGGAGCAGCCGTGCGCCTTCCAAAATATGATATTGACAGCTCAGTTACAGTGATTCAGTTTATAATTCTTGCATGGGCAGACACAATCCATGATTTCTGGTCTGGACTCCGCATGAAAAAAAATCAGTTTAACCCCGCCGCCGCTGCAATTAAGCCAATACTGCTTGCCATGTTCAAGCAGAGTTTTGCAAAAGGCGTTATTCCAATTGTGGGGACACCAGATCAGGCTGCACAAGCGGTGATTGATCTTATTTACGCAAAATTAACGGAGGACGCCGCCGCTACTCCTGAAGAAAAGGATCCTAGGAAAATTAAGATTCTGCTATCTGATATTGAAGATACAATACGAGACTATTTCGAAGATTTCACGGAAATTCTGCGGAGACCAGATCCATCGGCATCAGCATCTCATACAGATATTATCGAAGGACGGCAGAACGCCCTTGAGATTCGTGAGGAGAATGACATATTTGTAATTACTCAAGGCACTAGGCGTGTCAAACTATTTAATGAAGTAGAGAGAAGAACAATCGGTAATTTCATGCTAGATTTTCTGTTTGGGAATCACGACATGCCGATGGTGAAACTGACATGCGACACCGCGCCGGCAAAGGTTGCAACTATATTTTCCAGCTTTGAAAATGTCTGTGCGCTTCTGACACCCCAGAATTTCGGCGATTCCGCTACGTCGTCACCTGACCAGATGATTGGCAAAGGTGGAACGATGTATATGTTTCCATCCAACGTAGTATTTAACAGCGGTGGATATGAACGCGCCGGCGATCCTGCAAGATTTGTTTCTCGGCGCTCGGTCCTTACACCGCAGTTTGAAATATCTTATAAAAATGATGGATTCGATGTTAAAAAACCCTATGGATTCAAATATGTTATCCGTAGTCTAGCTTCTGGAAACATCGCGGAATTTACGTTTGACTCTTCGCAGAGGCAGGGTGCATCCCTGAACTATCTCCTGATGGCGCACCTGAAAATGGTTGAATTGCCGGCGGGCTCCACTGCCGGTGCGATAAGAGCTGCTCTGCAAACTATACCTATCCAGTCCGGATGCATGCGCGTTGCGGATATTAAAAATGATGCGCTACTACTTGAAATTTTCACCAGTGTCAAAGCAAATAGTTCCGTTTGGGAGGAGATCAAGCGACTCGGCGATCAGGATCAATGCGACGGTGCCGCCTATTTTTATAGAATGGGAGAGTACGTAGTGTTAGTGACAATTGATCGTCCGTGCTTCTTACTTGCGCGTTTACTTGGGATACCCAGTATCCTGCATAATAAGGATAAATTCACATTATCGAAAAATCGCCTGGCCGAAACGCCGCTTACCGATGCAGAGAAAGCTGCATTCAAACAGGCAAAGACCGAAAAGTTCGTTAGCAACTATACTCCCTTGTATAATTCGCTTCGTAACTCCGCACCCTTCTTAATCAGATTTATTGGATCTATACCGGAAATTGCTGCTGTGGCATGGCCAAAGAAACGCGCGGGCGATTCGGGTGCGATTATAATGAAAGAAGTATTGCGATTAAGATTGTTAGATATAAAACAATATGTAATTAAAATTTTGAAGAATATTTATATTATTGGCGGCAGTTTTAGTGCAGGGCGTGCTCCTACGCTAGCCGAACTACAAGCAATACCCGCCGATTTTTATACGACACCGCCGCCAGCCTGGCCTGAATTGGTGCCGGATGCAGCACATACTGCTTCTAATGAGCAGTATATAAGACTTGTATTAAATACCTTTACGGATGGAGGAGTGGATGCGAATGTTCTTATAGATCTTAAACGGTTGATGGAAGCTAATAACCCCTTTGATATTATGCGCGATTATGATGAATTCAACTTCTCATTGTCCGACTTTACCGAGCTGCTTTCCAGTTATAACGTAACAGTTGGGGCGATTAATAAAGTTTACAGAGACGATCGTCCAGTTGATTTTATTAACATTATAGAAGAATATAATAAACACGTAGCAACTGTATGCGAAGGTTTTTTGAATAAGGAAGATGGAAAACGTGCCGAATCCGCTATCGTCATACCCCAAAGCTATCCTGCTCCATATACGGATAGAACATTGAATGAAAATGCATTGGCGGTTGCCGACTATGAAACAGCAAAGTTCGACCGAAAGAATTTTCCTGGAAGCGATTTAACTGAGATAGGCCGATTGGAAAGCCTGATTGCAGCGAAAAAGATTGTAGCCGGTACGCAGTTTAAGCTTGCACAGGGGTTTCTGAAAACGCAGGTGCCGTGTATTCGTAATCCTGATGCGCCGGCGCCTCTATCATGCGTTCAGGCAGGCGGCAGTTTTCAATCCGGCGGTGCGGAAATTATCGCACGTGTAGCGGATCTATTTACTATAATTTGTAGAGAGGCCGCTGCATTTGTAAATCAAATATACTCAACTATAGATGTTGGAGGATTTGAAGGTTATATTGTAAAACAGTTTTGCAATAGTATAATTTTTAACAGATCCGTAAGTCATATTCTTAATAGTGCTGATGCAGTAAGATCTATTGTATCCGATGCCGATACAGTAAAATGGATACAACACTTAGCCGCTCAAGCGGCAATACCCAAATTAATAGAACGCGGTCGCAGGCTAGAAGCTGCACCGGGCACTACAGCATTACAGATAAGATTAGCTCAGGAAGAAGCACTAAATATCCAGGCAAAAATCGCTGAACTCCGTAATAATCTGATAGAAGGTGGTGCACAGGGACCCGATGTAGTCTCTCTAAGAGAATCGGTACCTGTAAATGTATCAACTTCTGCAGATTTTATAAACTATTTAGCACTTTCTGACTATGACGATTTTGCACTAAGCTTACTTACAAAATGGGAGGAAGGGTTGGAGCTAATCGATCAAGAAACCGACGAGGATGTTAGAGGATTACTTCGTTCGGATGATTCAGGCAGAGGCGTCGGTACTGCGTCATGTATAGGTGTTCTCCTAGATCCTTTTACGACGAGAGTAGAAGGGATAAGCCAAACGCGCGAATATATCTTATTAGATCTGGTTGCAGCACATCCATTCAACAGAATACCAGATAGATGGATAGCACTTGGAAGAGAAGGTCGAACTATAGATGATATTTTGAAAACTGTGCTACCGAATATGCTAGTAACGTTGGCATTTGTCAATGATATCATTGAAGGAAACGTAGGGGCTAATACCTCTTACTTTTCAAATATGATCTTACAGGGTCGTACTGTACCAGGTAGACTATCCACATATAACATATCTACAGTCGAGGGCTGGAGGAGCCTTGCAGGTATTCTTCACACTGTTTCTTGGGCTCTAACAGGTGCCGGTGGCCTTGCTCCTGAGGTGCTGGGGCTGAGCCGTGGTGGTGCACGTAGAACGCGCAATAACAAATCTAAAGGTGCTCGGACAACCCGGCGCCGCTGATCATGCGCTTTCATATCTTAACTGTCGGAGACAATTCGGATATGAATGTATTAAGCCGGAGCTTGCATGTGTAGGAACCGTTAGCCAAGTGTCGCTTACACACGGGGTCAAAACAGGGGTTTTAGTCGTTAGCCAAGTATGTAAGCGCAGCTTACATACGGGGGAACCCCACCAGGTTCGCGCCCAGACCGAAGCCCGCGCCCTGGCGCGCCGTGAGGCCAATGCTCGGGGCGAGGAGATCGAGGAGCGCGAAGGTCACCGCCGCAACGATGGCGCAGGCGAGGACCTCCTCCACGTTGAGCTTCTTCTGGGGGATGATAAAGCAAGCAAGCGCCACCGCGAGGCCCTCCAGGAAGTACTTGATAGCGCGTGTAACGAGCTCAGACACTGTGAAACCGTCCATACTTATAATCTGGGCATCGAAAATGTTTCAGATACTTCGTTTGATTTGGGGCTAAAGACTCGAAGTTAGTAATAGAATACAATGAGCGATACCACTGCAGAGAAGACACAGGTATTCCTTGAGGGCGATGAGGAGATCCGGGGCCAGAAGTTTGTCTGTCTCAGTTTTCTGACGCCTAACCGGGGTGTGCTCCGTAGCAAGGAGCTCTTCTTCCAGAGCAAGTTCCTCGAGTTTTTTAACATGGACTATAAGATCCGCGCCACTGAGTCCTTCATCATGGAGCAATTCCGGGTTGTTCAGAACGTTCTCTCTGATGTCGATATGGAGCTCCGCAACGCCGACTCGAAGGATGCAACCGAGAACAAGTCTCTAGCCGTCGTTCTTTCTGAGAGGATCACTAAGCTTCGTGGGGAGGTGAGCAAGAAGACCGCCGCCGATCTTGAGGCGCACGTCAAGGCGAATCTGGCCGATTTCAAGGAGAGTTCAATCGTGGAGAGCTATGAGAAGTACATGATTGTCAACCGTCAGCGTCTGGAGGATGAGTTCCACAAGCAGAAGGACTTTCAGACCACCATGCACGGCCTCAAGGTGCGCGGTGTCTACTCCAATCAGGAGCAGGCTAATGCACGTGCCAAGGCACTCAACAAGAAGGACCCCTATTTTAACGTCTATGTGGCCGACGTTGGCGAGTGGCTGCCCTGGGATCCCGAGCCGGAGGAGGTGAAGGACCAGGAGTATCAGAGCGATGATCTCAACAAGCTGATGCAGTCTTACAAGGAGAATGCGGCGAAGCGCGACGCGTTTTTCGAGGAGGAGAAGCGCCAGAAGATGTCAGCGGCGGCGGCGGAGGTCAAGGCTGCGAAGGAGGCAAAGGCAAAGGCAAAGGAGGCGCCCACATTCGGCCTTCAGGACGGTGAGAACGCACCGGTGCAGGATGCGCCTGCAGTCGCTGCCGAGCTCTTCGGAGATTCGAAGCACCCTGATCTGGCCATGGCCCGCAAGGCTGAGGCAGCAGATAAAATCGAGCTAGATTAGTGATACACTTATCACCCTAATGTTACATTTTGAATATACCGCTTTATGATATGTCGGTGTATCCGATGTTCTTTTTTATCGTTTAAGAACTGCTCGATGAAGGCATTTGCGGCCTTACTTATTGCAATACACTCGGCTTCGTGCGCCAATCCCCAGTAGAACATCTCCTCAAGATCAGAATAATCATCTTTAACCGGAATATAATGAACATATGGCACTAGGGTATCCTCCATTGCCCAACTAACGCATGTAGGTTTTGCCATAATTACTACAGAATTACTATAGAGTTGCCACTTCAGCCCTGATGCAACGTCATTGCCCTCTATGGATAGAATAAATTTGTATGCGAGTTGTTGTTTCATATTAAGTTTGTCTTTGATTGGCATTGCAGGCGTTTCTCCCTGAACACATTGATTAAATCCAATATCAAAAATGGGATGGGAGTAAAATCTTTCAACTACAGGATTGCGTTTATTATAGCCTGTGGTTACTCCTCGCCAAACAATACTGTTTTTCTTCAGATTAAATGCGATATCATTCTGCTTGACAGCGGGTATCAGCCCCCAATGCCGTTTATCATTTAACTTTGTAATAATATGCGAATGTGCAAGATCAGTGACTTTGCATATGATGGGCAGATTTATATCTGTATGAATCTTATCGCCTTGTGAATATAAAAAATATTTATCATTAAATGCATCGGCATTTTTTGCTAAATATCTACTATATACATTAATAGACAATATATTGCGAAGATTATGTTTATTTAACAATATTATTTTTTCAGTTACACATTTTTGTTTGATTAAGGATGATATCTTTGGATGCGCAGTATTAGGGTATATTTTATATTTGTCAGTATTTTCTATTTTAATTTTAGTATCATACCATTTTCCCATATAGTATTTTGCGCGTTCTGTTATATCCATGCTCTACTAATTGCGTTGAACGTTCAGTTGGAATCGTCTCCCGCGACCACCAGTTGTCGGATCAAAATCTTCGTCACCTCCTTCCTCTTCCTTCGCATAGGCGGCCGAATGAGCCCAAAAGTCCGGGCTGCACAGACGGAAATCGGCATGCGGTGTCGCCTTATACCAGAATACCTGATCCTCCAGCTTATTGCTCTTCGCGTTATTGTCGATAACCAAACACTCGAAGTTCTCTGTGCACTGATTCATGACCTGACAGAATGAGTCAAAATCAGGAAACATACCGGCGTACTGATCGTAGAGCTTACGACGATTGTTGATAATGTTCTCTCGCAGAATAAAAACGTAATCTATATTCGTGCGCAGCGCCGGAGGGATACCCATTGCATACTGCATCGTGATGATGAACATGGTGTGCACATGGCGACCGTTCATAAAAAGATAGCGAACATTTCGATCGCGGATCCACGTCGTATCGAACAGACAGTCATCCAGAATCAAGAAATTACGGGGGTCTACTGCCGTTGTCCCGCGCTCTGACAGATCCTTGGCGATCTTCTTAGCGATCAGTTTCTGGCGCTTAAGAACATTGCCGACAACGAGCGGCGAATACTCCTCATGAATAAACATCGGTGGCACGATTTTGCTGTAAAACTGATTGGAACCCTCTGTACCAGATATCACCGTTCCACATGGCAGACTCTGGTGGTGCCAGAGCAGGTCCTTAACCAAAAACGACTTGCCGGTTTCGCGCTTGCCGATGAGCACCACCACCTTGTCGTGTTTAATCTTCGTCATGTCGAACTTCCGGAGCTTGAGATTGAGTCGCCGTTGAGGACCCGGCTGTGACATTGTCTTGCTCAGGGGTCTCGTATTTATTTGACGGTTCGCAACACAGGTTCTGTTCGGCACATGCATCACATATTGCGTTTCCGCATTCTTCACAGAAATTTAGATCACCCTCGTGAATGCCCTTGTCATCCAGACAACAATCACAAGTCGTGTATTTCTTGGCACATCCCCACTGAGTATAGGTACCACAGAGGTAGCCATCTACAGTTAGCATGCCACAATTGCAGTCGTCGCAGATAGCACGCTTGCAGCGCTTACATTCCTGCGTGGCATCGTTATTGCAGACACACTTAGTGGACATATCTGACGCTTGTGTGCCAGGATCGACAGAATCAACTTTACGAATCGTACCGTTCAGAATGCATCAAAGGAATGCCCGTGTCAGCCAGATGCGACAGCCCAAACAGGAAAAACAATCCCCGGCAGATCTCCACATGTACTATTTGCAACGCCCTGCCCCCACGGTGGCCGGAGACACTACCCTCCAAACCTACTTTCCTAGCCTCGAGCAGCTGTTTCCCTCCGTCGTCAATCAGAGCACCGGCTCCCCCACACTCGCAGCAAGAGAGCTGGTGGTCGATATAGGAACCACTGAGTCCGTAGTGGAGGATCTCCGTACTAAGGAAAAACGCACGGTCCCTACATGGATTCGTACGGTGCATCTCGTCGAACCGATAGATTATCTCTCCGGTGATATCGTGTTGCCCAGCGACGGCGCTCTTCCCAATTTCCGCGGACCCTGGCAGCGGGCTCTCCGCAAGATCAATGATCCTTACAACGAGGCTTACACCGACGGTGTATTCGCGTGTATGGCATCGCGCCTCGTCGAAACGGGTCGCACTCCACATTTCTGTCGTTTCTACGGTACATTCAACGGTCGCGTGCCCGAATATAAGTATAATATTACGGATGACATGCAGGATATTGAGGGTGAGGACTGGTTTCGTGAGGGTCTGGCCGCAGGCGCGTTCAAGATACTGGCCGTTGACGCATATGATCCCGATATATCTGCTGAGATGAAGCGTCCATGGGAGGATATGCGCCCGCGACTCCTCGAAATGCAGGAGGAGGGCACGGTTTCTTCTGAGAGTTCGGATTCTAGTACAAGTGAGGAAGAGGCAGAATCTAATAGTTCTGGATTAGAAGAGCTAGTAGAGGCTGACATTGAGGTCTCTGGTGTGGGGCGAGTCGAGCGGCCGCAGATTCGACTGTCACGCCTCGGAGACCGTAGCAGTGATGGATCCAGCGGTTCGAGCGGATCAGATGATGATATCGAATATCGCGCTATCCTCAAGAACTTTCCCGTACAGATGACGGTGCTCGAACGCTGTGATGGCACCATGGACGATCTCATGGAGGATGAGATCTCAGACGATGCAACGGAGGATATGCGCGAGACGAAGGAGCAGCGCTGGACGGCGTGGATATTCCAGGTGATCGCCGGCCTCACAGTGGCACAACACACCTATGACTTTGTCCACAATGACTTACATACGAATAATGTCATGTGGTCTGGCACAGGAGAGACGCATCTTTATTATCATCTGTCTGGTGCAGCGGGAGGCGATAGATTCTATCGCGTTCCTACATTCGGCCGCATCATGAAGATCATTGATTTCGGACGGGCCACCTTCCGTCCAGTCGCAAAGGGAGACGGCAAGGATCGTCGCACCTGGTTTCCTGATGCATATGCACATGATGCGGTGGCTGGTGGCCAGTACAATTGCGGCCCCTATTACGAACATGGCCAGCCAAAAGTTGGTCCCAACAAATCGTTTGATCTCTGTCGGCTTGCTGTCGCGATCCTGGAGACATTATGGGACTCGAAACGGATGGAGCTTGTGAGCCCGCATCGTATTCTAACGAAGGAGCCAGGTTACACACAGGCGGAGACAACTAGTCCGCTGTGGAATCTGATGTGGCTGTGGCTCACCGACAAGCATGGACGCAACGTGTTGCGCGGACCGGATGGTTCTGAGCGCTATCCGCAGTTCGATCTATACTGTGCGATTGCCCGCGACGCCCAGAACGCCGTACCTGCCCAGCAGCTCACGCTACCGCTGTTTGATTCTGCATTCAAGTGTCGTCGCAAGGATATTCCAGCGGATGCACATATCTGGAAGCTGTATGCGGCGCCTCCTAAGGGCTCAGCCGGAAAATAGCACGAAGCGCCATACGGAGGTCACTAATACAGCCGCTATTGTCGATCACCACGTCGAACGTGTCACCGTCCAGATCATGTTCTGTATGGTCTGCACTGGGAAATACTTTGGGGCGCACAATGCGCGCCCTCACTATATCTGCTTTCTGGTCGAGTTCATGTGCAATATATTCATACTCGCGCTTGTAGCGCCAGTCTGAGATTATGTAACGACATCCGGGCTGGATCTTTTCCACCAGTATGCGACTATAGATATCTGGGTCGGTGGCTCTTGCCCGCAACGCATGCGCTAACAGCAGATCTCTAGGTGTAAGTGCGGTGTCTCCAAACGGCGTATCCTTTAATAGTCGATCATGGAAGTAGTCCAGAGGGATATTGGATTCTTGCGAGACCGCGTGCTTCAGCATATCGGCGAATGCAAGGCGGAAAAAGTGCATTTCTTCTACGAGAAGAGACGCAGCAGCATCCTTGCCAGAACCGGACCACCCAGACAACATAACAACAAGGGGCTTTTTCATTGCTACCTGTCACCACCGCAATGACCAGAATCACATTTTGTTAGGCTAACAGTAGAGGAATGGATACCACCGATAAATGGCTGCATATGGCTGCGATGGCTACTCTCGTGGCCTCTGGCCTATTGGGTTTCTTTATTTATACGCGGCGCACCGTGGCCGCATCGGTTCTAGTTATCCTTGCGGCCATTGCTGCCCTCTATATCGGAGGCCGCCGTGATGTTTATCTGCCATTTCTCGGTGAAGCATTGGTGCCGTGTTCTGTACTCAAGGAACAAACACCGGAACATGCGGATACTTCGATCACCGTCAGTGATGTGCAACCCGGTGCGAAAGTACTCTACTGGGCCGCTGAACCGGCGACGGAGGGGCTCGCAACGATAAAGACATGGGATCGGGCCTATCTGGATTTTGCCAATGCAGGAGTGGCGCGTGCGGATCGTAATGGCAACGTTGTTCTGCGTATCAGAAAGCCGCAGCCGTACACAGTACCCTTCAGAGGTCGTCTGGAGGCGCACGTCCATTGGCGTGTCTGCAAGGATGGTGGGCTCTTAGGGCCAGTACAGATAATGCCAATTTCGCGGTAACATGTAGTATGCGAACCACTTGCCGGCGGAAGCCCTATCCTATCAATCGGCGCTCGGTGAAGCGGAGCCCCTTTCGCAGCATTAATAGAATGCTGGCGGCTGAAAAGAGTCGATCGCCAATCGGCTTTACAGCTCGGGCGTCACTTAAATCGATGGGGCGTATTTCGCGAAAGAACGGATGTTTTGTTTTGGGAAATAAATACAAATGAGAAAGTGACATATTATCAGGATATATACTCTATGAGTGTTATCCTGCTAATTTAGTTTATTAGGCTCTTACATATCCTCATCGTAATATCCGGGGCCTGTCTTGTGGGTCGCGCGATTCAGACGATTGCCGCCACGCGTGTTGATCAGATCGCGGTCCTCGGGCGTTGTGCACACGCAGCCGCCGCCGTCGCAGCTCATCGACGAGCTGCAGCACTCGGGCTTGCACTGGTTCTCCTCGAAGGGGAGCATGCTGGAGGCCTTGCGGCCGAACTTGCCGTAGATCTTGGGCTCGTTCGGCTTATTGACACGGTAGCCCTGCATGTCCGGAGTGAGGCCGGCCGCCATGTCGATGTCGTCGTAGGCACCGATGGCCTTCGTGCGGTATGTGCCAGGGATCAGGTAGTCCTCGAAGGCCTCGGGCGCCTTTTTGCCCTTGGTGTTGAAGTCGGCCGCCTGGCTGAGCTGGTGGCCCGCCCATGACAAGCCGTCGTAGGGGCGGATATTGTCCATTTTCTCAGTGCGGAAGCTCTCCGCAAAGCCCTCCCGTGTGCGCTGAGGCCAGTTCGTCATGCCCATCAGCATGGCCACGTTCGCCAAAAAGAGGAGCACCAGCATGCCGATGAGGTACATTCCGCGGGATGACATCTTTCTATTTAGTGTAATCAGATTCTGTAGGATATTGGGATTCAGAATCTATCAAGCACAACGGAATCAACAAGAGATCGGAGATTACTCAGACCTACATCGGATGCATCGCGTACTAGGATGCCAGTTGCTTCCTCACTGGCAGGGATGCAGCCAGTTGCCTCCTTACTGGCAGGGATGCAGCCAGTTGCCTCCTTACTGGCAGGGATGCAGCCAGTTGCCTCCTTAGTGGCGATTGCCTCCTTACTGGCGGGGGTGCAGCCAGTTGCCAGCATGAACTTACCGGATTCCGTATAGAGATGTTCCCACCAGACGGGATGGACTTCGTGAATCACGCCCTCTGCATGAGTCCAGCCCGAAGAACCGTGGATCCAGGTTGCACAACTTACAAACTGTCCCTCCACCTCAACCGCATCCGTAGACTGATCGCCTGCGATCACCACTTTCCCTATAACTCTTGTAGTGGTTGTCGGTCCGTCGCAGACATAGTCGCCCACGCGTACGTCGCTCATGCGCTTTATGCTCCGACGCCCCATCCAGTCCTTACAAGCTATCTGACAGTCGGGTGAAAGGCCTGCCTCTGCTTCAAGTGCGGCGTCACTTGGTCGCGGTGCAGTCGTACCTTTGTTCAGTGAATGCCATACCAATCTGTACCAGTGCATCAGCGCCGGAATGTCACCGTCGGCAATCTCCTCCCAATCTGCGAACAGGAGAATACCGGTATTACCCATGCATGGAATACGCCGGGTAGTTGTGGTCAGACACCACATATCCGTATTGCGAATCATGCACCATTTCTCCTCCACTGCTGCCGGGTGGTCACTGACACGGATACGGCGCGCCGAGTTCTCTGGATCAGCAATCAGATGATCTCCCGTAACACGAATACCATGGAGATTATAGAACGAGTCGCGGCTATGGAATAGATGTGTCGCGATGACTCTTCCACCATCCCGTAGAATATCACCGATCTTAATTTCACTAATCGGTAGCAGTTTGCCGTTCTTCAATTGAACCGGCGTATCTGCCGCAAAACAGGCGCCGGGACTAAACATCTCTGATACCATAGCGGCAGCGATAGCAGTTGCAACAGTGACTACAACGACTGACACAAGCGCTGTTACCGTAATGATGAGACCTGAAATGGGCAGAAGAAAGAAGAACAGGACAATCTGTAGAACGATGATAATACCTATTACTATAATTGCGACGATCAGCGTCACCTGAATACTGTTGATAATTGTAACTATAAGAGCAATGAGGCCGAAAATGATAGAGACCGCCGATGCATTAAGGCGCTCAACAATACTGTAGAGATTAATCATAAAGTTTTGGAATAGTTTTGCGACCTCCTTCATCTTCGTCATGAACATCGAATAGGTCTGAAAGCACATGCGCCATACATTATAAAATATATCACCGACAGTACTTGCGACATTCTGCATCATTCCAACCGTGGCAGCCGCAGAATTAGCGAGTGCCTTGGGCGCCTCCGCCGCCGTTGAAATGGCGCGCTGAACAAATTGTTTCTGACAGAATTTCCAGTTATCCGTTGCGAACTCGGAAGGTGTACGCGGATCGGCACTCGGTTTGAAGAATGATGCGATCGGCACAACATAGGGGTCGCAGCGCTTCTCATCCCAGCTGTCAGCAATATTTACGCGGAATGCCGTGGCAATTACGGCAGATAAGCCAATCGTGAATGCAATTGTTAGTACACTGAATTGCACGATGGTTTTTGTTGACATGTCCCCTGACGGCGGCGCGGGTTTTAGAAAATCACTGCGCACGATAGCGATGGGAAAAACACGACGATGCAAGAGAGGTCAAATCCTGCGTGATGCCTATGTGCGTACAAGAAAGAATAAGCGTACCTCTGTGGCGGCGAGCTGTATAAAGAAGCAAGGACTTCCGGGTGCGAAGGGGTTCCATGGATCTGGTCCCGGTATAGGCCCGCTTCGCAAAGGCGACTTGGCACAGTTCGGGTATGAGCACGTTACCACTATGACAATAGAGCAGCGGCATCTTGCATTGGCCCGCGCCGTAAAGGCCTATGGCGCACTCACAGTGAGTCGTAAGTTGAATGCAGTCTATGTCTATACACGGAATACGGCTCCCGCTTCGTCGGCTATTTTCAAGGCTGATCGCAACTGGGTTATGCGTAAGCAGTAAAGAGACGTAAATCAATTGCCACATTAGATGGACTTATCGGATGGCCGAGAACAGCTTACCGATGAGTTAGAACAAGACGGACTCAACATTATGAAGAAAATTGGTGCCCATATAGGTTCTAATGGTGATCCCGCCGTAATGAATTCTTTTAAAGATCCACCATCAACATTTATGTTGATTCTGATTAGCGGCTTTCTGGTACTGATCACGTACATGATTGCAGAGATATCAAATTATTACGAAATCAGGAAAAACTGGTCGCACTATCGGTGCATGCCGCAGATTATGGCATTCGCCAAGTTCTACGGCTACGATTTTAATGAAACGATGAATTTCTGTATGGCCGAGAGCGTGAAGTCCCATGCACCTGGCGTCATCGACCCTATTTATCGCGGTATTAACAAGGTCACCGGAGTGGTGGATGGCGTCTATAATGAAGTTGTCGGCATAGGCGCCGGCATCGGTACACTCCTCAAGGGATTCAATGACTTCGTGGTGAATTTCGTCAATTCCTTCCGTCTTCTCGGAACACGTGTGCGTATGTCCGTCATCCGTATGAAGGATATTTTCGATCGCGTCTATGGTATTTTCATATCCTTCGCCTATGCAGCGATATCTGCCATTACATTCGGAGAGAATCTTACATGCAATCCCCTCGTCGTATTCCTGGGAACAATCAGCGGCGTCGATATCTGCTGCTTTGCACCGGAAACGCGGGTTCGCATGGCAGATGGTTCTGCAAAGCCCATTTCGGCCATCGTGATCGGCGATCGACTTTCCGCCGGTGCAACTGTCTGTTCCACGTATCGTTTCGATGGTAGAGGGGTGCCGATGGTGAGAGTCCATGGAGTTCACGTCAGCACCAATCATTATCTGAATGGGCGCAAGGCGGGCGAACACCCTGCCGCCGTGGCTGCCGAACAGCTCAGTCGCCTCTGGTGTCTCGGAACATCCAACAATGTAATTCCTATCGTAACAGAAATGGGCGATATTAACTACGCCGACTATGAAGAGAGTTCGGATCCCGACGTGATTGCGGAGGCACAGCGGATTTCGGAGAAGGCGCTCAATGCAATTCAGGGCCCCACCGTGTCCGATTATAGCCTCGGCCTCGATCCAACACTACTCGTTTTCCTGAAGTCCGGTGTGTGGAAACCCCTGATGCATGTACAGATTGGCGACGAACTCATGGGCGGCTCTCACGTTACCGGTATCATAGAAGAGGTATGCGCACAGCAATGCGAGTCACCAGGGGGACATTATGTCAGTGCCGCACAGCTGATTCAATACGAAGGACGCTGGATACGCGCAACTAATGTATGGCCTACATATCAGATAAATTCCGTTCTCCACCACCTTATGACATCAAACGGTGCGCAGATCACCGTGGGCGGTGACGAGGAGGTATTCAATGTCCGTGACTATACGGAGATCGCATCGATGGATATGCAGGCACCGTATGACAAAAAAGTGACGGGTGCCGCGGGGCGTACATGACAAGTACGATGCTAACGACAGTCGCAACTCTCTGGCCTCCTGCACCTGGCCCGCAGCAGACGCAAACCGGTACAAAGACTATGCATGGAACCGGTCCGGTTCTCATTGAGAAGCTCAATGATCTCCATGAGCCGGCATGGTGGTCAGGAGTGCGTGTGGTAACCGCTGAGCCGATGGGTTTCCGCATTCGTCTACTGAAGGGTGATGGAAGCCCCGTATTTGATCTTGCAGAGGAGGCCTGCACATGGGTTCAGAATTCGGGCAGTTGGGTGCAGTTTCCTTGGGCGATTCCGGCGGCAATGGGAAAGGCAATCGATATGAAGCTAGAGGTGTCTGCCCTTAAAGGTTCGGGCCTGTTTACGGCCGTAACATGTTGCTTTCACGAACTACCCAATTTGAAGCTGCGCGATCGCTATCTCTTTATGAATGCGGAGGGTGGTTTCCTGCATGTCTGGAACGGCTTCAAGAAAGAAGATGGTGCGCCAGGTCGCGGTCTGCAACCGGTTTGGCGCACTATCCATGGTGTTATCCCGCCGACGCAAATGCTTACGGATTGGAATAATTCCGACTTCTGCATTCATGAATGGAGTGATAAAGTGGAGCTGTAAAAAGTGACTGGCGTACGCCATGGTTTTTGGCAAAGTAATGATGCTATCAGCTATCCGTAACGCAACGCATCTTGCAGTAAAGATCCGGGCACCTCCTAACACAGAGGCAAATGACAAGCCGATTAATCTTGCCATTCTCCTCGATACGAGTGGGAGCATGGCCGACGACCGACTAGGCGCTGTTAAGCGCACCTTGCACGCTGCACGTGATCTATTCAAGCCAACTGATCAGATAACGATGGTGACCTTCGATGACAAGGCTACCACTATTGCAGATCATCTACTTATGGATGCCGATGGCCTGACACGTTTCTATGCTGCCGTTGACGGTATTGTTGCCGACGGCTGCACGAACCTTAGCGCCGGTATCGAGCAGCTGCTGCTCCTTCGGTCAGAGAAGCCCTATGATACCATCCTTGTCCTGACAGATGGTATCATCAATGGCGGTATAACTTCTGTGATAGGCCTTCACACCATGATGGCGGGTGTCAGTTCCTCGCAAACACCGATCGTGACGCTCGGCTATGGTGCCGACCACAATCGCATCCTACTCCGTGACCTCGCCGTTCGTAGTCGTGGTTCCTATACCTACGTCGATTCTGACGAGATTCTGCCGATCGCAATGGGCGACTTGATCGGCGGGCTGCGCGCGGAACTCTACAATGATGTAACCCTTAATCTGCCTGCCGGCTGGGCCTGCTGTGAGATCGGTGACGGTGGCGCGTCATTTATGCTCGGCAGCGTCGTGCCGGATCGTGATTACTGGGTTGTCTTCCAGAAGATGGTCGATGACGTGGAGGTGTCGCCGATCACACTGACTGCTGGTATGGTCACGTCGATTGCTACGCTCGAACATGTGCTCATTACTGACTGCCTTGAGCTAAAAGAGCAGGTGCTCCGCTGCCGCGTCGCCAAGGCGCTGGTCGCTGCATCGGACGCTATGGAACGGGGCCAGCGCTGCCCTGCCATTATCGGCGAGCTGGTCAATGAGTTCAGCGCTTTGTCTGAGGGCATGCTTTATCGCCCGCTAGTTCTGCGGATGCGGGCGGAGGTGGCAGCAATAGCACATGCGCCTCCTACCGCGTCACTCTTGGCACGCATGTCATCCGGCGGTGCTTATCTAAGTACGCAGCGCGGCGTGAGTTCTGGTACTGGCTCGCCGGGTGATCCTCAGGAGCAGCTCTTCTCGTCACCGTTGCAGCGTACGACCGCGAACCAGGTGCAGAGCCAGTACAATGCTTGAGTCGAAAGGGGTGTATGTTAGACCAGTATGCATTTTAAAATAGTTTAATGGATGTTTAGTTTTTTACACTTTTTTTAATACTACAAACATTTCTAGCTACGCTACTATTATCCATTCCACTTGAAACCATTTCACCCTTTACTTTCTTGTAAATTCTGTATTCATTCAATTCCTCTTTTGATTCCATAACATCATCATATTCCCATTGTTCCATAAACACTTTATTGGCATGCCAATCATTGAACCATTCTACAGTAAGGTGTTCTGAATCAGAAGAATCATATGGTTCATCTCCATCATAATGGTCATGCATAAACTCTAGCACTGCTGTTTTATATTTTTCTAAGGGTAGAACTTTGTCCTTTTCCTTCTCTAAAGCAGCCTTCTGTTCTTTTAATTGCTTCAATTCTGCCTGTAGGCTTTTATTTTGCTCTTCAAGATTCTCTTCATTTGCTTTTAGTTGTTGAATAGACTGCATATTTTCAATAATTGTTTGACGCATTGTATCTACATCAAGCGTTGCATGTTCTGTTATATACGGTTTCCATTTACCAGCAAATAGGTAGAACTCCTTATTTAGTTCTTGTAGTGAAGAAGTTGCATCAGATAGTAATCCTAAATGTATATTAGGATATACGGAATGACCTAGTTTAAATGCTAGTAAGAATGTATCAAAGATTTGTTTTGGAATTTTATATGGAATTGGATCTAGTTTTATTACAGTATCTGGCGTATATGTATTATATCCCATAAAACTATTTGTAGGGAACTCTCGCTGTTCAATAACTTGTTTAGTAAGAAAACATCTTCCATAGTTTGTTAAAGCAATACAATTATATACAGGAGCACACCAACTTTGTCCATTTTGTGATTGATGAGTAGTTTCATTTTTAAATACAAGATATTCATCTTTTGGAAGAATAAAGTCAGTAGAGTAATAATGCCCTTTTCTAGGCCCTAAACTCATTGGGATTTTAAGATAAGGTTCATATATAATACCCTCAAGAGGTTGTATACTATACATTTCTTCAATTCCCTGTAAAGAAATAATATCCCTTTGTTCCCTCATTTTATTAAATAATTCAGCCATTTCTTTAACTATTTTCCTTTCAGTATCTTCCAGATAATTGAGAATAGGCTCCATTTATAGCGAATGTAATATAGATAGGCAATAGTCACATTTTGGTGATTATACCCCCAGTGATCTAAACAAAAATCACTGCATAAGAATAATGCCACGCCGTTCTACTGCTCCTATGATCGTTAAACCTGTGCCATCTGCTCCTATGATCGTTAAACCTGTGCCATCTGCTATGACCTTCAAGCGCAGTATTTTTGCTTCTCTGAAAGATGGTTTCGGTTTTGGTGTTGGTTCAGCTGTTGCCCGCCATGCAGTAGATAGTATATTTAGCGTGTCTCCTCCAGAACCCAAAAAACATTCAAATTTTGAATACGAACAGTGTTTGGCCGAGAATGCCGACTTTATCGACAGTGCCTCCATCTGTGCCCATCATATTATCCAGGCTAAAGAATCTAAGTGAGAGTATGTAAGGATGACCAGGATCGAAAAAGCACAGGCGGAACGAATCACTGAGTGTATGACGATCCTCAAAAAACTAACAAATGATGTTGGGATCTCTGCTGCCAATCCGAGCGTGGTTGTACTCAAAAAGCGGATGGCCCAATATTGGCGGGATGGTAAACTTTATGAGGACAAGTTGCCATTGGTGGCATACGACCGTATTATCATGTACAAATTCCCGCGTTGGGCAGATCAGCAGGTGGAGGTGACATTACGTGTTACCAAGAATAAGCATTCTGTATATCCATCTGATCTAGAGGAAGAGATACATAGAGCTGCTCTTATGCATCAACCACCCCCTTCAGATCCTGCGGCAGCGTCTGAGGAACAAACGAGTAGTGCGACGCAATCTGGTCCATTACATCCTTCTCCGCCGGCGTGAGCAGTGAGATCGCTGTCCCCTTACGACCGAACCGACCACAGCGCCCGATCCGATGGATGTAATTCTCCTTGTCCTCAAACTGGGGCATATCGAAGTTGAAGACAACCGACACCTGTTGCACATCAATGCCACGAGCCAGCAAGTTCGTGGCAATGAGAACACGGGTCGCACCCGAACGGAAATCCTTCATGCGCTGGTGACGCATCGCCTGCGTCATCGGCTCACCGTAAATCACCGAGACTGGAAAGCCGCGCTCCGTCAGCGTAGAATACAGCCGCTCTGCACGCTCCTTCGTATTACAGAAGACGATAGATGACTGAATCGTCAGCGACTCGAAGATGTCGCAGAAGCAGTCCATCTTCCATGCCTCATCATCCAGCTGCACATAGTACTGCTGGATACCGTCGAGCTTCACGTCGGCGGTCTTGAGCGTCACACGCACGGGCTCTGTCAGGATCCGATCGGCAAGATCCTTTACCTCTGGTGGCATCGTAGCCGAGAAGAAGGCGACACGGCATGCGGGCGGCAAGCCGATCTTCACAATCTCATTAACCTGCTCGGCGAACCGGTCACGCAGCATCTCGTCGGCCTCGTCAAGAACAAACGTGCGAAGCCCGTCGAATCGGAGATCGCGGCTCGTGGCCAGATCATAGATGCGTCCAGGCGTGCCGACCACAATGTGAGCACCCGCACGAATCTCACGTGCATTAAGGTGACGGGGGATGCCACCGACCGCAAGCACTACCTGAATCTTCATATAGTTGCTGAGGCCGCGAATAACCGTGGCAATCTGATCGGCCAGCTCGTGCGTAGGGGCCAGGACGAGCGCCTGTGTCTGCTTGAGGGCGGGATCGATATGACTGAGGAGGCCAATGCCGAAGGTGCCGGTCTTGCCGGTACCGGACTGGGCCTGACCGAGGACATCACGTCCCTTCACAAGGGGCATGATAGCCACGGATTGAATTGCGGAAGGCTTCTCGAAGCCGAATGCATAAATCCCGCGGAGGAGCTCCTCAGAAAGGCCCATCGTGTCGAACGAGGTACAGGGAGGGAACTCAGAGTCATTAGAAGTCTCAACTACAAATTGCGTGGTCATCGTACTTTTGGGCGAGGTAGGGGGGCGGTAGTCAAGTTTTTGATGCAGGGCATCGAAAACATAGTCCTAAAGAAAACCTCTGGTTTCCTGCAGGGCATCAAAAATATACAGAATAGCTGTGAGATCAAGTGACGTCGTTAAACATCAGTCCACCCCGCCCCGAATTAATACGGAGTCGATTGTACCGTGTTACCCAGCTATAGATGTTAAAGTTCGGTTGCGGCATCGACACCTTAGTTAGAGGCGTCAGAGTTATAGAAACATCTGAAGGGATCGGATCCTCAAATGTATTAACCTGCAGCAGCAGATCACTCACATAGCTGCCTCCACCACCACCATTCTGTGTCCCACTACCCCCTCCATAATAGCCATCACCGCCATAGTATTTATTGATAGTACCGCCTGTCTGATCATGTGATTCCACAAAACTAGCCGTTGTTGGCATCTGAATGCCGTCTGGCAGCCCCACTCCTGCACTTGCATTACGACCTCCTCCTGCTCCACCATATATAACATTTAAATCTGATATAGTACTACTTTTAGCGCGAATCGTTGCTCCTACAAATCCGAATTTTACAACTCGAAGTGTTGTTTTATTAATAATAAATATATTCGGATTTATATTTACCACAAACGTTACAATAACATACTCCCCAGCATTAACACTAATATCTAGGCCAGAAATATCCCATACTTTTGGTACCGGTACAGTGATATTAGTAGTAGGGGCTACCAGATTATATGTTGTAATCGGTGGCAAAAGCCTATTTCCCGCGGGATTTACATTTGGTGAGACAGAAATAGATATAGATACCAATGGTTCTGTAGGTAGAGATGCAGCTAATGAAAATGTAAGCTGCAGATTTTGTATGGTGCCAGCTATGGGAAATAAAAATGGGGGAGAAAGACGAGCAGGATCGCCTTGTGTTTGTATAACAAATCTATCTCTATCTGACAAATTGCTATATATAATGATTCCATCCGTATTACGTAACCCTTCATGTGTTCTGGCAGTGTTTGCACCCTGCCATCCTATCTCTACTGCCGATCCAGCTTTTCCACCTCCACCATTGGCTCTTATTCCGTATCCGCCACTCGCGGCAACAGCTAGCCACTGATAGCCCTCAGTGGTCTTAGCCACAAGAGACGCAGAGCCATTATGATTCGTTCGCAGATAGAGTCCAATATAACCTTTCAAGTTACGTATCTGATTAAAGTCAAGTATTCCTAAGACAACCGCGCCATTACCGTTATTGCCCAGTGCGTCACCTGTACGATTTGGATGTGCACCAACGAGTTTAACCAGAAATCCTACTGTCATATGTGAAAAAGACGAATCCACAGATGTAAAAGTAGACCCTACAGTCGTGATCGGCTGTTGTGTAGTATCAACTACCCATTCTGATAAAGTATTATCCTGATTCATAGTAAGTGACAGCTCCCGCTTCGGCAGTTTATCCCAGTTTGAATAACCACGGATATCATCTATAGGTAACAACCGCGCCTCTGCAAGTCCACCCGTCGGCCAGAATCCGAAGTCATAACGATAGATATAGCGGTCGATTAACGGCGCCCGCTTGCAGTTCAAGATAGGAATGAGTGAACGGAAGATAGATGGCCCCTCATGTTCGAATCGCGTCATACCGCGTATAGACATCTTTGCCGCCCATATTGGATCTGAACGCCGATCCACAAAGGCAGGACGAATGTAGCCATCGCCATAATCCCAATTAGGAATCTGTGCATTTGGCCACCAGGGAATATCACAAGGGCTCTGCACAGGTGCCAGAGGCGTAGGACCCAATAGAGTCGCGGGGGCCGTAGGTGGACCCAGATCCTTACTGAACAGGAAATAGGCATTATAATCTGTAGCCTCAACACGCTGCGCAACCCATGTTAGATCCCGTACGAGTCCACCTTGATCCATACGGATACGAACATCATTAGCCCCGCCAGTTGTAATGACCGGCATAGCCACATGCTGCTTTATGGTAATTT